CTCGTATGCCTTCTTCGTTACCGTCTCCTTATACAGAAGGTCGCATGCCACAGCGTGTCCAATCAGCTCCTGATCCACCATGATGCCCCTGTCATTGATCCTTTGGTCCATGCAGTAGAGTTTCTGCTCCCTGTCCGGTATCGGAAACTTCGCAAGTTTATTCCTGATCTGTTTTTCCACATCCACGTCACGGATGCAGTATGTCTTGAACAGTTCCCACTTCTCCGGTGCATCAGACGGAAGATTCCTTGTCCTGCCCCCGTTTGCCTTGGTAGGCTTGCACGGCATACAGAAATAGCGGATGAGGTCTTTGCCTTCCGACATCTTTTTCTTATCAAGGTTCAGTGCTTCCCCCACGCCTTCCAGTGACAACGGAAGCGATAGCATGGATGCCTGGACAAGCGTACATCTCCACCCTTCCGGTTTTAAAGAAAGACCGAAGAATCGATTGATACAGTTCCGCTCGAATGCTGCATTATAAGCAGTCTTTATTACGGAATCATCGGTAAGATATTCCATGATCTCATCCGGTATCTTCTCCCCGGATGCCAGGTCAATGATCTGTGTCGGTTCGTCATTCAGACTGTATGCAAACAAAAGGATCTCGAACTGCTCCGATGCTGCATACCTGTGTACCCCGCAGTCTGGCAGTGACACATCTGAATATGTTTCAATATCAATTGCAAGTGTATCCATGCTTCTGTCCCTCCGCTCTTTTCTTTATTCTGCTGATCCCCGTTCTTGCTGCTTCCACATTGCCGGACTTCATCTGTCCTTTGATGGTGCGGTATGTGTTATACGGGATATATTTTTTTATGCTGTTAAGCTCCTTCATCAGTTCTTCCATGAAAGTACATCTCCTTTATGTATCCGGGCGGTGTATGCCACCGCCCTTCCTATGCTCTGCTGCTTTGTTCCTATGCGAGGAAATCGTCCTCCGCATCCACTGCCTCGAACTCATCCTTTGCATTTGCTCTGGAACCGAGAGGCTCTCCGTCCCTTAACTTCTGTACATTTCCGAGTCCTGCTGCAACGCCCTTGTTGCCATTTGAATTGTAAGCGTAAAATGTAATGGATACCCTTCCGTAGCAGCCGGAATATACCTCGCTCTGGTCAAGGATCGGCTGTACCTGTCTGTCCACAATCTGAGGAGCCTGTTTGCTGTTGGCATTTAAGAACATACTGTCCGCATATGCCTCATCCTCCGGTCTGTCGATGTCACCGTCCCTTAACGGTGTCTTCAGGTTCGCCGGAATCTTACCACCCCACTTGCCTTTTCCTTCATCCTTTGCTACTTCAATTGCCTTCTTGATCTTGGCAATGGTCTCCTTATCATTCTTGTCAATGATGCAGGAGACGGAGTACTTCGGTTCGCTTCCATTGATGGAATCCGGCTCCCACAGGTGTGCATAGCTGAGTCTGCAAGGTACGATCACTTTGGTTAAATTTGCTGTTGTCATAATTTAGTCCTCCTTAAAATCCGCTTCTGCGGTTGCTGTTTTAACTGCTTCTCTTTTATCTGAATCCGGCACCAGTGTGACCTTGCCGTCAGGCTTGTACACCAGTGAACCAAGGATCTCATTAAATTTCTTTTTGCCCATCAGCCTTTCCATCTCGGTAATGCCGATCAGGCTCTTTTTATAGATGTCCGTGTATCCGGCTTTCTGTGCTGCCTCTGCCACTTCCTCTTCATCTGTATATTTACGGTTGCTTCTTCCCAGGACCAGCTTATAGCCCGGCCATTCTTTATGGTTAACTACTGCTTCATTCTGAGCATAGGTGTAAACCTCCTCTGCCCATTTCTTCAGCGCATCTGCCTTGGAAAGGACTTCTGCAATTTCCTCATCCGACATAAGGGCCGGCTCGGCAAATTCCATCTGGGCAAGTTTTAAATATTCCTCTGCCCTTGCACGGCACGTAAATCTTGCCTTGCAGAATCGGCAGTGATCTCCGGCTTTAAACTCTCCCTCGCCTGAAAGAGCCTTTGCTGCTCCCGGTTCAAGGACGTCCTTTCCCCATGCAAGCAGCTCCCCGGCTGATATCTCCCAAGTAGAAAAATGTTCGATCCTCGGCTGGACGATGGTAAGCTCCACCGTGTCGATTTCATATAAGAAACCAAGCATGTCCAACACTCCCAGTCCGTAGATCATAAGCTGAACATTCTGCTCTGCATCGACCACCACACCCTTGCCGAGCTTCAGATCGATAATGTGGATCTTATGGGAATCGGCCACCACCATATCTGCAGTACCGAAACAGTCATTGATTCTGTGTGCAAGGCTGACCTTCAGTTCCACTCCGATGAATGGTTCATCACAGTCCTTCCTTGCCTGTTCGATCTGGGTGATGTTATATTCCACGTAATCATCCACGGCTTCGAGCAGTTCATCCGAATAATAATCAGATACAGGTCTTTTAGTCCTTTTCTTCAGATACTTATTGATGAGGTACTCTGCCATCGCATGCCCGGCACTCCCTTCTGCTGCGAATGGAGATTCTTCGTCCGGGAACTGCTCCTCCAACAGTAACGATGGAGGGCATTCCAGACGTCTTTTACCGGACGATGGGGAGAACCTTGCATGTCCGCCCATTAGAGCACCTGCGCTTTCTCATACAGTTCCGGCAGTTTCTCATCAGGAACATCTGACAGCTTCTGGAATCCGAACTGCTCGATCAGGTTCTTTACCTCCGAGGTCTTTCCTGATCTGGACTTGTCCGCAAGGAAGGCACGGACCGTCTTTCTGTCAACGGCTGTCTCCTTCGGTGCAGCTTCTTCCTTCGGTGTATCTGCCACAGGAGTTTCCTTCTTTTCAGCCTTCTTCACAGGCTTCTCCTCTTTCTTTGGTGTATCTTTCTGTGCTGCAACCATCTTTCTGATTCCGGCAGCAATCTGCTCGTAGCCCTCGGCCACTAATAACAATGCCTCACTCATGGCGTTCTCTCCTTTCAAATGCGTGCCAGCTTCACATCACCTGTATACACATCGATCTTGTTTACGCTGGACTTGTACTTTCCCCAGTCCATCAGAATATGGAACGGGTACTCCTTTACTACAGTTGCTCTCTTCTTTTTCTTTCCGGCAGTGACCATAAGGCGGTCACCCGGATATAGTCCGTAACGGACATTGACTGCTGACATGGCGGACCTCCTACTTCAACACCTTCAGATTTCTGATGATGCCCTTGTATCTGGCATCCGCACGTTCATCCACAGGTATGGTTCTGACATTCACGGGATTGAAATCTGTATCATAAAGCCTTACAGGCTTCCTTGTTTCTTTTGCATGGTCGAGTTCAAACTTCATGCCTTCCGTGATGTCGAAACCGAACACATACACCTCATCGCACATATCCATGAGTTCAAGACCCATTGCGATGCCTGTCATTCTCTCGTTTGGGATATTGTCATCGAGGAATGATGGGAAATAGAGATGTGGTACGATTGGAACGTCACCTGACATGGCAGTGATCCTTGCGTAGCTCACTGCATTCTTTTTGTTTTCCTCGACTCTGCCCCGATAAGGGCTGCAGATAAAAATTTTCTTTTTCATAATAAAATCATCCTTTCACATTCGGCTCTCATGGCCGTGGGTTCTCGTCAATAATGTTCTACAAAGCAAAATCACGTAGGATGCTGTTCATTACCTCAAGGTCGTCACCCTGAAGTGTTGACTGCAGTTTCTTTAACAGTTCCTGCTGTTTTGGTTTTAGGTAATTGCGACCGACATAATATC